TGAAAACAAAGATCGAGATAACCCTAGGGCATATTCATATGCACCTGGGTAGTTTTCCCCGTCTGTCAAATCGTCTTCACTGACATTACCCAATATCTGGTCAAGTCCAGCTTGGTTTAATTGTGTAGTGGCCCGCACCTCTGCATCATCTATTTCCTTATCAGTTTTAACCTGTTCTAATTTAAAATCATATAAAAAATTTTCTTCACCCACGTCATTAGACAGACCACCACATAATACGTTAGTATTTAAATACTTATCATATAAATCCTCTTCCACATGCCACTTCTTACATATATACCGTATCGTCTCTCTATGTATAACGTGTAAGTTATCTACACAGCCATGTCTCTCTTCTATTTCACGCCAGCGCTCAGTAGTAGCCTTTAATAAATCTAACACATTATTAGGTAAGGCAGCTTCTGTCGGGCCATGTACATAAGTAGAGATAGACCGTGCTAGATATTGCCCAGCCCCAGGCCGAGAATGATCTATCCTTAGAAATTCTGCTGTAGCACCCAAAAAACACTTTTGTGGTTGAAACCTCACCCTATGTCTGTGTGCGTTTAACATTAATTTTTGTACATCTGAAAACCTTGTGACAGCGGCCAGCACATCATCACCATTATGAGTAGACACCTTAATCGGTGTATCTAATAGTTGTATGTACACATAATTTAATACAGTATTAATGAATGTAGTCAGTCTCCAGCCTGATAATAGCGTACCACTTGTTTTGTACCACTTTTGTTTATCATCACGGATTTCAACATCATCGAGACTGTCAATTGCCCACACCAAAGCAGCCTGCTGCTCCTGTGATAAATTTTTTTCAAAAACTAAAATGTATGCCTCAAGTACCGACTTCATCGCTTCTGTACTATGCTGCGAATTAAAGTCCTCGTAATCGAAGCAAAATGGTACTCCGTTACGGAGTACCTCTTTTACTGTCCGTCTGACGTTCTCCTCCGTTGCCGTGTCGCCTATGGGAAATATGTTACTCAATGTTCTTTCACAGTCACCCATAGCGAATCCTGTTAATATGAAGTTAGTAGCATCAACCCCGTATATAGCGCGCATCTTCGTCCACT